GATCGGCAGTTCGGGCTACTCCGCCCAGATCGGCAGTTCGGGCGACTCCGCCCAGATCGGCAGTTCGGGCGACTCCGCCCAGATCGGCAGTTCGGGCAACTACGCCAAGATCGGCAGTTCGGGCAACTCCGCCAAGATCGGCAGTTCGGGCTACTCCGCCCAGATCGGCAGTTCGGGCAACTACGCCCAGATCGGCAGTTCGGGCAACTACGCCCAGATCGGCAGTTCGGGCTACTCCGCCCAGATCGGCAGTTCGGGCGACTCCGCCCAGATCGATAGTTCTGGTGAAGATTCTGTAATCTGCTGTGCAGGTAACGGATCTGCCGTAAAGGCAAAGGCGGGCAGCTGGATCACGCTTGCAGAGTGGGAATATTCCGATGAAAAAGGCAGGTATATTCCGCACTGCGTGAAGACTGAATATGTCGATGGCGAAAAGATCAAGGCCGATACATGGTACCGGCTGAAGAACGGTAAATTTGTGGAGGCTGAGTAAATGGCCTCCCGCACCGAAGAGATTTACATACCGTGCGAATGCCGGGTATCGATCTACTTCCCAGCCGGACATATAGAATGCGATATTTGCCCACTGCTGCAAACGTATAGCAGGCGGCAGTGTATGAGAACCGGGGAATTGATTCCGGCGTGGCAGAAACGCGGGTATTATTGCCCGCTGGAGATTCCGGGCGATCTGATACCGCCCGAAACTGATGACCTGAAGGAGGACTTGGAAAACAAATGAAATTAACAGAAAAGCTGAATGCCATTCAGGCGCAGCTGAAAGCGCCGAAGGACAAGAAGAATAGCTTCGGCGGTTACAACTACCGTTCCTGCGAAAGCATTTTGGAGGCTGTAAAGCCTCTGCTTCAGGCGCAGAGCTGCATTCTGATGATATCAGACGAGATTGTAGAGATCGGAAACCGCATTTATGTTAGGGCAAAAGCTACGATTTCCGATGGTGAGGGCGAGTATACGACGTATGGCTTTGCCCGTGAGCCGGAAAGCAAGAAGGGTATGGACGAGCCGCAGGTAACAGGTACGGCCAGCTCTTACGCCCGCAAGTACGCACTGAACGGCCTTTTTGCAATCGACGATACGAAGGACGCGGACACGGACGAATATGCAAAGGAAACGGGCCGGACAGCGAAAAGCCAGCCTGCGCAGGCGAGGAAAACAGCACCGCAAACATCTGCAATGTCATTTAATTGCGCAGTCTGCGGCCAGCAGATTGTGGGAGAAACGATCAACGGACATGCGTATTCTGGCGTGAGCATTGCGGAGCAGACGGCTAAGAAGTTTGGCCGCTGCCTCTGCTGGACGTGCGCACAGAAGCAGGGAAAGGAGAAAAAGAATGCTGAATAAAATCGTTATGATGGGCCGTTTGACCCGTGACCCGGAGCTTCGGCAGACGCAAAGCGGAAATTCTGTTGCGTCCTTCACGCTTGCCTGCGACCGCGATTTCGCGGCGCAGGGCGCGGAGAAGGAAACGGATTTCGTGGATATCGTCGCATGGCGCGGCACGGCTGAGTTCGTCAGCAGGTATTTCTCAAAGGGCCGCATGGCTGTCATTTCTGGCCGTTTGCAGATCCGCAACTGGGAAGACAAAGACGGAAACAAGCGCAAGACGGCGGAGATCGTCGCAGAAAGCGTTTATTTCGGCGACAGCAAGCGGGACGGGCAGAATGCTTCTTCCGCTGCACCGGCCTCTTCGGAGTTCAAGCCGCTGCCGAGCACAACGCCGGTTCCGTTTTCCGAACCGGATATGCCGCAGATGGAGATCGGCGACGAAAGTGAGCTTCCGTTCTGATGGAGGGCACTGCGATGCTTTTTGATGTTTGCATTGAGGAATTTGTTACAGGCTGCGTGGAAGTTGAGAATGAGATCAATTTTTACAACGTGACTGTGGAAGAACTCGAAGTCCTGACAAAACTTGTTGACCGGCGCGATCAACTGCTTATTACCTGTCAGCCGAAAAGCGAGGGCTGACGGATGGGAGATAAAAAGGAATACGTCAAGCTGTGGCTGAGTTACAGGAGCTATTTCGAGGCGTACAGTGCTGCTGAGGTGGGGCGCTTGGTGCTGGCCGCGATGGATTATCGCGAGTCGGGAGCAGAGCCAGAGTTCAGCGGGAGTGAGCGTTTCATTTGGCCTGCGATTCGACGGGACATTGACGAATCCGTAGCGGCTCAAAAAGCCGTCTCCGCATCAAGAAGCGAGGCAGGAAAGCAGGGCGGTCGGCCTGAATCCGAAAAAGCAAATGCTTTTGACGAAAGCAACGAAAAGCAAAAAAAGCAAATGCTTTCCGAGGAAAGCAAAAAAAGCTATGGACAAAGGAAAAGGACAAAGGAAAAGGACATGGACAGTATTCTTTCCCCCCTACCCCCCACGCTGCGCGAAGCAGTTGAAAAATGGGTGGCGTACAAGGGCGAACGACGGGAGGAGTATAAGCCTGTTGGCCTGCAAAGCCTTGTCACACAGATCACGAAAGCCGCAGAGGAATATGGCGAGGCTGCAATGATCGACGTGATAACCCGCTCTATGGCCGCAAATTACAAGGGGATCGTGTTTGACTGGCTGAAAGAGGCCAGCACACGCCCTGCGGCGCTTGGCCGCGCTGCAAAGCCCGGCTACGGCGTGCAGGGGCATCATGACGATCTGAACCCGTTAGAGCGTGCAGCTGTGGACAGGGTGATGGGGCCGGTGTCAAAGGGAGCTGCCCGATTGCAGCAAGGCGTGCAGCGCCACGTGGACGAACTTGATGCGTTCCAGCTGGAGGCGGTCGAGCGAATGCTTGCGGAAAACAAGGAGGATAAGACATGAGATTTGTTTGCGATTGCTGCCACGATCTGACGAACATCGAGGCAGACCGGATGGAAATCCAGGGCGACAAGCTGATGGTCTACAGCCGCGGGCGGTTGGTATATGTGGCGGATCTCGGCCAGATCATGCTGGCGAAGTTGACGACAACGGGAAAGGAAACAAAATGCTGACGCATCTGAGCCTGTTTTCCGGGATCGGCGGGCTAGATCTGGCTGCCGAGTGGGCAGGATTTACGACCGTCGGGCAGTGTGAGTTTGCCGACTACCCGACGAAGGTGCTGGAAAAGCACTGGCCGGACGTGCCGCGCTGGCGTGATGTCCGGACGCTGACAAAGGAGAGCTTCTATGAGCGAACAGGATTACGAACAGTTGACGTTATTTCCGGCGGATTCCCATGCCAGCCCTTCTCCGTGGCTGGAAAGCAAAAGGGAAAAGGGGATGATCGATACCTCTGGCCGGAGATGCTCCGAGTTATCACCGAGCTGCGCCCGCGTTGCGTTGTCGGTGAGAACGTACCTGGAATCATCAAGATTGCCGCCGGGCAGGTGGTCAAGGATCTGGAGCGTGCTGGCTATCACGTCGTCGTGTTTAATTTTGAGGCTGCGGCTGTCGGAGCGTGGCACAGACGATCAAGGGTATTCTTCACCGGCCTCGCAGATGTGGCCGACACCGACGGTGGCTGGCCGCACGATAGCATCAGAAAAGAGGATCAACCTGCTCGCAGCCGGGGAAACGACATTTACGAGCAATCAGGGCGTACATGGGGGGGTCAGCAATCTGCGGGAGCACGTGTTAGCCCGGACGAAAGGGCTGTGGCCGACGCCGCGTGCGAACGAATACAAAGACACGCTGCAATCTGTTCCGCCGAGCAGGAAAAAGGATCCGGGGAAATGCAATCTGACGCAGAGAGTGGCAATGGAGCGAATGTTTGCAACACCGTGCGCGGCAGATGCACAGGGGCCACACGGCGGGGAGAATGGCAGGAGCTTGCGGACGGGCGGTGCTGGGCAGTTGAACCCGGAATGGGTAGAGTGGCTAATGGGGTTCCCCATCGGGTGGACCGGCTTAAATGTCTTGGAAACGCCGTAGTGCCGCAGCAGGCATACCCGATTTTTAAGGCATTGATGGAGGACATTTTGAAAGGAGACAAGCATGAGTAAAGCTGTTTTGATCAGCATTCGCCCGGAGTGGGCCCAGAAGATCATGGCAGGGCAGAAGACCGTTGAGGTGCGTAAGACGCGCCCGAAGATGGATACGCCGTTTAAGTGCTATATCTACTGCACAAAAGCAGAAGAGCGGCTTGCTTTCATCCTGAAAGATGGGGATGAAAATTACGGGGAGATTTATCACGGCAAGACGGTTTTTGGCAAGGTGGAAAAGGGTTCAGTATGCGATATGTGGGGCAAGCGGCAGAAGGTCGTCGGCGAGTTTATATGTGATCGTGTGACAGATCTTTTCGCGAATAGCCGCTTTTGGCTGAACGAAGATGATATCTTGCGCACGTGCCTAACTGCCGATGAAATTCGAGCGTATGCAAATGGCGCGAATGAGTTATATGGCTGGCACATCTCCAATCTCAAGATTTACGACACCCCGCGAGAACTGCGGGAATTTTACGCTGTGCCAAATGAGGTAGAGGTAGCGCTCAAGGCAAAACCCAAGCCGGTCACCCGCCCGCCGCAGAGCTGGCGGTATGTGGCAGAGGAGGCGTGATATGGAGAAACGACAGTGCTGCGGCTGCGTCCACGGTATCGACACAGATGTCAACTCCATTGGAGAGCGGGTCGTCTACTGCGAACTGAGAGCGGAGTGGATGAATGTAGCCCTCGGTGATTGCCTTGGAAACTGTGAAAGCGAGGAGGAAGAACTATGGAACGACTGACAAGTCCTAATATCAACGTAGACTCGGGCACCGACAGATTTCTGCACGCCACGATCGGCGGCAAGGAAATCGACTGGAAGCAGAGCCGGGACAGCACGCTCAACGTGCTGATCAACGGCCCAACGAGCAACGGCTTTGGCAAGGACATTTTCCGCAAGATGGCCCGCGATCTGTACGGACGGCTGAAAGCCTACGAGGACACAGGATGGACACCGGAGATGCTGCGTAAGATGGGCGAAAATGCTGGGCATCTGTGGGATTTCGCGCAGGCTGCGGAAAACATGACGGTCGGACGGTTGAAAGAGCTTGCCGAGGCCGACAAGGACGGGCGCGTGGTCGTGCTGCCGTGCAAGGTGGGAGATACGGTGTGGTTTAAGACATACAAAAATAACGCGCGAGATTGCATTGGCGTGCAACCACATGAGGTTACAAGAATATCAGCAAGCATCATTGTTCCGGGGGAAATTGTGGATATCGGTATCCCTGTGGACCAGATCGGTGTGAGAGTATTTTTGAGCGAGACCGAAGCGGTTGCGGCTGACGCGAAACCTCCGGCTGGAAATTCCATTTTGGAAGTTTAGGAGGCGAAGCAGGATGGAACGGATGACAAGCCGAGATGAGGATTGCGTGCTGGTAAACGGTCACGCGCTGGGTTATGCGACGATCGGCGAACTCGTCCAGATGGCGGAACGTCTCGCAGCGTATGAGGATATGGACAGTAAGCGGCTCAGACCGGGCGATACGGTTTGGCTGTCTAAGATGTTTTACACGCGCCCCAAAAAGCCCGTGCCGGTCACGGTAGACGCAATCCGCATTGACGTCAACGGAACAACGTACATAACCGGGCGGAAGAGATTCTGCGAGGAAGCAATCGGACGAACGGTGTTTTTGACAGAGGAAGCCGCCAGAAAGGCTTTGCGGGAAATGGAGGGCAAGTAATGGAAGAACCAAATATCGAGATGTCATGGAAAAAATTATAGAGATGTTCGGCGTGCCAGAGGGGGAACTTTGAAATGATTGGTTACATCAAAGACAAGGACGTCTACGCGCTCTTTGACGAGCGCGGGACTGCTCGCTTGCACGTCGGGGACATCGACAAACTGGAAAGGGTATCCTTCCCCGCCGAACTGCACGTCGGAGATCGCGCGTGGAAGAAGGCCATGAGCATCCTTGATAAGAAATACGCGGAAGCAAAAAAGATGCCGTTTGTCCGTGACCCGCTGGCATGGGCACTGTACCACACTTGGAAGGAGTTCGATGATGGGAAACGCTGTGACTGAAGAATTTATCAGCAGAACCGAGGCACTGAAAGACTTTGAATCCTGCAACGCTGCCAACCAGAACTGGACACCCCAACGGGTGAAAACGCTCCTGCTTCGTCAGCGCACTTCCGATGCTGCGCCGATTGTGTATGGCGTATGGCTGGAGGAAGACGACATGCAGATCTGCTCAAATTGCGGTGAAGAACACGAATGGGATGACTACCGTGCATCTTACTGTGAGGATTGCGGAGCAAAAATGAGGAGATTGCATGATGACTGAAGAATTTATCAGCCGCGACGTTGCGGAGGTGGTGCATGAAGGTGAAACCACGCAGATCATTGACGGATGCTGCACCGCCTGCGGTGCATTTATGGACTGCTGCGAAGCGGCAGAATATAAGTTTTGCCCGTATTGCGCGAAACGGATAGTATGAAAGGCTTGCGGTTTGCTCGTGGGAGCGCGAAAGGAGGAAAGCTGATGCAGGATTGCTGCTTGACTTGCAAGAACCTGGAATACAGAAAGAACTACGTTTATCCGTACCGGTGCTTGAAACACAAGGCGGAACGGTTCTCGGAGAAGGAATTGGAACGGAGGTTCTTTTCCGGAGAGGAATGCAAAGACTTTGAACAAAGGAGGTGGCCTGATGGGAACGATTCTGGCGATTGACCCCGGTAATATCAAATCTGGCTATGTGGTGGTTGAGCACGATGGCGAAGAAATTCGCCGCGTGCTGGAGGCCGGGAAGATCGAGAACAACGTGCTGCTGCCGCTGATCGCGCAGAAGCTTTACGGGAACGGCTATGACGTTGCAATCGAGATGATCGCGGGCATGGGCATGACGGTAGGCCAAGAGGTTTTCGATACCTGCGTCTGGATCGGGCGGTTCTGGCAAACCGTGTTGTGGCAGACTGGATATGGGCCGACGCGGATATTCCGCCGGGAAGAAAAGCTGGATCTGTGCGGTTCGCTATCGGCCAAAGATGCAAACATCCGGCAGGCCCTCGTCGACCGCTACGCGCTCGGCCAGCCGAATTTCGGCAAGGGCACGAAGAAAGACCCCGGTTTCTTCTACGGTTTCTCAGCAGACATGTGGGCGGCTATGGCGGTAGCTGTGACGTATTTCGATAAGTACATCAAGGGGGTAAAGCTATGAGCAAGACGCAGCGCAAGCCGCCAAGACCGCCGATGCAGCTGATGTGCGATGCCTGCGGGAAAACGTTTATGCGGGCTCCGTCAAAGTACAAGGCAAAATACAACTTTTGCAGCGAGGCGTGCGCCTGGGCGGCACATGGGAAAGCTGTGATGGGCCGGGCGGAGCGCGTGCAGATCCTGATTACACGATCAATCCCGGTATACCCGGAAATGCGGCCCGTTCGCGGGCGGATATATCCTGCCGAGAAATACAAATACAGGACAAACCGGACGGGCTACGTCGTCGAGGTGGGCGGCAAACGCGTATGTGTGAGGGTGGACGAATGCAGGGAAATCTAGGGCTTACACCGGTGCAGGCTCCGTGCAAAGGCTGTGCGGACAGGCACACCGGCTGTCACACGGACTGCACCCGATACATAGCATTCCGACGGGAGGCGGACAGATACAAGCAGGAGCAATCGAAGGACGCAGCGAGATATGCAACAACACGGGGCTGTATGCGGACACTGCACGATGCGAACCGCGCAAAGCGCGAAGGGAGGCAACATTACTGATGAGCACGACGCGATACGGCTGGTGGGCCTATGCAAAATGGATGATTCGCAGCTATAAGGGCGGCGGGCTGATGACGAAGGCCGAGCGCGCTGCCGTTGCGGATGCAATCGCGGAGACGGAACAGCTCGTTGACGGCGCGGAGCGACTCCGGCTCATAGATTTGGTTCTTTGGAAGCGAACGCATACCCTGCAGGGCGCTGCAATGGCGGTTTATGTATCCGAACGCACCGCACAGGAATGGCACAGGCAATTTATTCGCCTTGTGGGGCAAAAAAGAGGGCTTTTATGAAAAAGTCTGCGTCCCAGAGCCAAATTTAACATTTACTATAAGGGCGTAGAGATCAACTCTACGCCCTTCTTCATCGGCACCGCAGCGTTCTGCGGAAACCTCCTCCTCCTGTTCTCGTGTTCTCCGGTGTGAATAAATATATTTATTCACACCGGAGACACGAGAACGAAAGAATGAGGTGGCTGGCCGGTGATCGGGCTTGATGGGGAGGACAACATGGAGGTAAAAAACAGAAAGCTTTCCAGCATTACTGCATACGGGAAAAATGCGAAAAAGCATGACAAGACGCAAATCAACAACGTTGCGGAGAGCATCAAGCAGTACGGATTTGTACAGCCAATTGTGATTGACCGTGACGGTGTGATCGTGATCGGCCACTGCCGCGCTATGGCGGCGAAGAAGCTGGGCATGGAAGAAGTGCCTTGTGTCTGCGTAGACGATCTGACGCCGGAGCAGGTGAACGCACTGCGGCTGGTGGATAACAAGAGCAACGAGAGCGACTGGGACTTTGACCTGCTGGCTGATGAGCTGCCTGGTCTTGACCTGTCGGCGTTTGACTTTGACTGGGGATTTTGCGACGAGCTGAACGATTCCGTTGTGGAGGATGATTATGACCCTGTGCTTCCGGCGGAACCGAAGAGTAAACTCGGCGATGTGTACCAGCTCGGGGACCATCGCCTTATGTGCGGAGACAGCACGTCTTTGACAGACGTACAGAAGCTCGTAGGGGGGGCACAAATGGATTTGCTGCTCACAGATCCGCCGTACAATGTGGACTATCAGGGCGCCGCCGGGAAGATTAAGAACGACAATATGGAGGATACGGCATTTAGGCGGTTCCTGACGGATGCTTTCTCCAATGCGGCGATGGTTATGAAACCCGGTGCTCCATTTTACATTTGGCATGCAGGGCTTGAAGGATATAATTTTTTTGGAGCTTGCAAAGATGCCGCTTTGCGTGTGCGGCAGATGCTTATATGGGTAAAGAATATATCTGCGTTCGGCCGGCAAGATTTCCAGTGGAAACATGAACCGTGCCTGTACGGTGAGAGCGAGATTGAAGGGGACGAGCACGAGCCGTGCTTGTATGGATGGACGGAAGGCCACAAGCATTACTTCTTCAAAAACCGCAGGCAGACCACTGTTCTCAATTTTGATAAGCCAGTGAGATCAGCGGAGCATCCGACCATGAAGCCGATTAAGCTGTTTGACTATCAGATGCAGTGTTCCAGCAAGCCGGGAGAGAATGTGCTTGACCTGTTCGCTGGCTCCGGCACAACGATCATGGCAGCGGAGCAGAATGGCAGGCACGCTTTCTGCATGGAGTACGATCCAAAGTATTCCGATGTCATTGTTGACCGTTGGGAGAAGTTTACGGGAAAGAAAGCGGTGTTGCTGAATGACGATTGAAGAAGCACGGGCGATCATTGCCAAAACAAATAGCCCGTACCTAAAACGGGACATGGAAAAGTTTATCAAACGCCAGCAAAGAAAGGAGGGCGCGTATGGCAAGGCCAAGAAAGGAAATAGATCAGAAACAGTTCGAGAACCTCTGCGGCCTGCAATGCACGCTTGAGGAAATCTGCGGTTGGTTTGGTGTGACTGATAAAACACTGGATAGTTGGTGTAAACGCACCTATCATGCCAGTTTTTCCGAGGTATTTAAGCAAAAGCGAGGAGCGGGGAAAATTTCACTGCGCCGGAGCCAGTGGCGGCTTGCGGAAAAGAACGCGAGCATGGCTATCTGGCTTGGGAAGCAATACTTAGGGCAGCGCGATGAGCCAGAAGAATCGATTGACGTGGAGGATACGGACGCTTATCTGAAAGAAGCGGGTATCGAATGAAAAGTTCGACAATCCACCCAGCGTTCGGGGATAAGCATAAGGAATATATCAGAAATGCAACGCGCTGCACTATTTCTGTTGCGGAAGGTGCTGTTCGAGCGGGAAAAACCATCGACAATATAGCCGCCTTTGCAACGATGATAAACAAAGGCACGCCTGATAGAATCCATTTGGCGACCGGCTCCACAGCGGCGAACGCTAAGCTGAACATTGGAGACGCGAACGGATTCGGGCTTGAATATCTATTTCGCGGTCGGTGCAGATGGACGAAGTATAAGGGAAACGAGGCTCTTGTAATTAAATCCTGTGGGCAGGATTATGTAGTTATTTTTGCGGGCGGAGCGAAAGCGGACAGCTTTAAAAAAATACGCGGCAACTCATACGGAATGTGGATTGCAACTGAGATCAACCTTCACCATGAGGATACGATCAAGGAGGCGTTCAACCGACAGCTTGCCGCAAAACTTCGACGTGTTTTTTGGGATTTAAACCCTTCGTCGCCTGGACACTGGATTTACCAGAATTACATAGACCGATTCCCAGAACAATTTGGGGCGCGGTATAATTACCGGCACTTTACTATCCGGGACAATGCAACGATTACAGCCAAAAGGCTTGCGGAAATCGAAAGCCAGTATGATATAAAAAGCATCTGGTATCGACGGGATATCCTCGGTGAGCGCTGCATTGCGGAAGGGCTTGTGTATCCGATGTTTGGCGATTCCTGCATCGTGCAGGACACACCGGAAACCGGCGATTATTACATTTCCATTGACTACGGCACGCACAACCCGTTTTCGGCTGGCTTGTGGTGCGTGACGAAAACAGAAGCGGTGCGCATTGGAGAGTATTATTACTGCGGGCGAGAAGAACGGAAAGAAAAAACGCCAGAAGAGTATTATTCAGAGGTAAAGCGTCTTGCGGGTGGGAGAGATATAAAATGTCTGATTGTAGATCCGTCTGCGGACGCTTTCATTGCCACCGTAAAGAAGCACCATGAGTTCAAAGTTCGCGGGGCTGTGAATGATGTACTGCCCGGCATACAGACAACGGCTGATATGATCGCGTCCGGGAAGGTCAAAATCCATGAGAGCTGCGAGGACGCCATCCGCGAATTCGGGCTTTACAGGTGGGACGAAAAAGCAGAATCTGACCGCGTCGTGAAGGAAAACGACCACACTATGGACGAAATCAGGTACATGGTGATGACGGTTTTGAAAAAGCACTTCAAAGAACACAGATTTGTGCCGGAGCTGGCGCGGTGAGGTAAAAGATGAAAACATATCAGGATTTTTTAGAGGTCGCCGAAAAATCGGATCGGGACAGAATGGAATTTGTTCTGGCGGCGATCAACGATCATAAAAACTCGGATCTGTACCAGCAGGCAAAAATTGCGCGGGAATACGACGAGCACCGAAATGTTACCATCATTACCGTGCAGAAGCTGCTTTATACGCTGTCCGGGAAGGCTATCCCGGACAACTATAGCGCAAATTACAAGCTCCGCAGCGCATTCTTCCCGATTTTCATGCGGCAGGAAACACAGTATCTGCTCAGCAACGGCGTGATACTGAAAAACGCCGAGAACAAGAAGCGGCTCGGCAAAAAATTTGACAATCAGATTCAGGATCTGGCGCGCTCGGCGCTCGTCGGCGGCGTGGCCTATGGCTTCTGGAACCTCGATCATTTGGAAGTGTTCACGGCCCTAGAATTTGTGCCGCTGCTGGATGAGGAAAACGGATCGCTTCGCGCCGGTATTCGGTTCTGGCAGGTAGCGGCGAACAAGCCGCTGCGAGCGACACTGTACGAGCCGGACGGATTCACACAATTCATCCGCAGGAGCGGGAAAGAGATGGAGATTTTAGCACCGAAACGCGGCTATATCTCCGTCGAAGCCTCGTCTGAGGTGGACGGAACAGAAATCTTGGAGTATCAGAATTACCCCGGATTCCCGATCATCCCCATGTACGGCAATCGCGCCCGGCAGTCCGAGCTTGTTGGCCAACGCGAGGCAATCGACTGCTATGATCTGATCAAATCCGGTTTCGCGGATACCGTAGATGACGCATCGATTATCTACTGGACGATCTCCAACGCAGGCGGCATGGACGAAATCGATATGGCGCGGTTCAAAGAAACTATGCGGCGGATCGGAGTCGGCCTTGTGGACGACGACGGCGCAAAGGCGGAGGCCCACACGCTTACGATTCCAGTCGAGGCGCGGGAAGCGCTGCTGAGCAGACTCAGCGACGATCTTTACAGGGACTTTCAGATGCTGGACACCACGAAAATACAGGGCGGGCAAAAGACGGCGACCGAGATCACGGCGGCATACCAGCAGATGGACAACAAAGTCGACGAATTCGAATACTGCGTCGGTGATTTCCTGTATCAGCTTTTTGCACTGATCGGCATTGACGATGATCCGACATTTACGCGCTCGAAGATCGTGAACCAGCTGGAGCAGACGCAGATGGTGTTGCTTGCCGCGAGCTACCTTGACGACGAAACGATTCTGAGCAAGCTGCCGTGGCTTACGCAGGAGGAAATCGCAAACATTTTGAAGAGGAAAAGCGCGGAAGAATTAGAGCGATATTCCACGAAAGATATGGAGGAATAGACGTATGAGCAGCATGGTACAGGGCGATGCGTACAGTCTGGCCGTCACGGTCAAGAACAACGGGCAGGCTGTCGAGATCGACGATATTGAGAAGATCGAAATGACGCTTCTGTATTTGCAGAAGTATTACCCAGGCCAGATCACATACGCGGACGGGAAATTCTATTTCCCGCTGGCGCAGGAAGAAACATTCCGCCTGCCGAAGCTCTGCCAGATGCAGGTGCGCGTGAAATTCAAGAGCGGTGACGTGATTGGCTCGGAGATCAAGCAGATCGACGTTGCGCACGCGCTATCAAAGGCGGTGTTGTGATGGGCGGCATTGAATTTGAACTCAAGAACCGCGCCCCGATCGACGTTTCCTTTAACGTTTCCGTGCGTGCTGGCGGCGACTCCGGCGGAGGCTACAACATCGGCCCCGGCCTCAAGCTGGACGCCGAAACCAACACCCTGTCCGTCGATACGGCGGACGCCGTCGAAAAGGACAACACCAAGCCCGTAACGTCCGCCGCCGTGTATACGGAGGTCGGAAACATCAACGCGCTGCTCGCGACGATTTAAGGAGAGGATTTTATGAGCACACAGACTGAAATTACAAGATTACAGACCGCGCGGAACAAGCTGCGCACATGGCTCGTCGGCCTCGGACTCGCCGCGAGCACGGACAAACTCGACGCGCTGACCGACAAGGCCGCCGCCATCAAGAATAACGGCGCGGTCGACGCCAACGTCAAGGAGGGAGAATCCTACACCATCCCAGCGGGCTATCACAACGGCTCCGGCACGGTCAAGGGCGTCTCCGGCGGCGGCAACTACAACTTGCAGGCCAAATCCGTCACGCCGACGAAGGAGCAGCAGTCCATCACACCAGATCAGGGCTATTACGGCCTGTCCGGCGTGACCGTCGGCGCGATCCCGGAAAACTATCAGGACGTCTCCGCCACGACCGCCGCGCCCGGCGACGTGCTGGCGAATAAAGTCTTCATCGACGCCGACGGCGTGACGCAGGCTGGCACCATGCCGGACAACGGCGCGGTATCCAAGGTGCTGGACGCCACGACAGGAAATCAGGAATATACCGTCCCGGCGGGCAAGCACTCCGGAAAGGGCAAGGTATCCGTCGTGCTGGAAACCAAGTCCGCCACGCCTGCCGAGGCCGCGCAGGACATCACGCCCACAAAGGGCAAAGTCCTCGGCAAGGTCACGGTCGGCGCGATTCCGGACAAATACAAGGACGTTTCCGGTGTGACCGCCGGAGCTGCTGACGTGCTGGACGGCAAGTTTATCGTGCTGGCCGACGGCAGCAAAGTCGAGGGCACGATGGCAAACAACGGCGCGATTGCAAAGACCATCGACGGCCTCACGCAGACCAGCGTAGACATCCCCGCAGGCTATACCTCCGGCGGCACCGTCGGTCTGACAGACGACATTGAAAACGCCCTCGCCGCGATCTAAAGGAGGAACAGACATGAGCGTACAGACCGAGATCGACCGCATTATCACGGCAGTCGGCGCGGCGTATGACGCAGTGGAGGCCAAAGGAGGCACAGCCCCTGCGGCACAGACCATCGAAGGGCTTGCCGCAGCAGTCGGTACGATTCAGAACGGAATCGCTCTGCAGCTGATCGTAACAGTATCTGCCGGTGCGACGGTCACGGCGACGAACGGCTCAAAAACGATCAGAGGAACATCTGACAGCACCGGCGTTTGCACGCTTATCGTTCCGGAGATCGGCACATGGAGCGTATCCGCGACGCTGGACGGGAAAACATCTGACACAAAAGCCGTAACTATCACGGACAGTTACGCGGTGTCTCTTAATTTTGTATATCCGACACTGAATAAAAATACTTGGGAAACAATAAAAGATATATCCGACGCGGGACAGGGCGCGAACTATTGGAGCGTCGGTGACCGAAAGGCTGTAACGCTAAACGGCACGGTTGGACATCTTACACTATCTAATTACACAACATATGCGTTCATTATTGGATTTAACCATAACGCGAGCCTAGAAGGGGAAAACCGTATCCATTTCCAACTTGCAAAGACCGCGCTCTCCGGCGGTACGGACGTGTGTTTCTGCGATAGTTACTATACCTCGCCCGTTTCGACAACCGGCTATTTCTCTATGAACAGTAGTGCAACGAACTCCGGCGGATGGGCGAGCTCGCAAATGCGTACAAATATTTGCGGGACAAGCCTCTCGAGCTATTCCGGAACGATTATCGCAGTCATTCCGGCGGCGCTCCGTGCAGTCCTAAAGTCCGTTACCAAGTACACGGACAATACGGGAAATAATAGCACATCCGCGAGTGCGGTCACGGCGACAAAGGATTACTTTTTCCTCCTCTCGGAGTTTGAGGTTTTCGGGAGCATTTCGAGAGCAAACTCGAACGAGGCGAGTAAGCAAGCGCAGTACGCCTATTATTCCGCTGGAAACAGCAAGGTAAAGTACAAGCACAACGGAACGAGTGCCGCCGCTCGTTGGTGGCTCCGTTCTCCGCTTGCGAGCAGCTCCGACGGTTTCGAGAATGTGAACACCAACGGGACAGTCGAAGACCGCACCGCGCGCGCTTCCTTCGGCTTCCCACCCGGCTTTTGCGTATGAGGGAAAAGCGCATGGAGTATATCGTGTATAAGCGTTTCCGCGGGAATGGCATCGATGGAGAATTTAATCTCCGATATGGAACTGCGGTATCGGAGATTGAAGGGTTCCTGTTTGCAGCAGATGGCAGGCGGATATGCGCTGCGACATCCGAAAACGGATGGGAGCATTTTAGGCAGAATACACCAGAGGGCGCGATGCGGCAGGAAATGCTTGAACGCCTTTATCGCTGGTATGAAAAAAACGGCTGCGGCGAAGACTTTACGGATGAAAAATGGCCGGGGCAGGAAAACGGGTATTGGAAAAATCGGTTGAGAACCGCAAGTACAGAGCGATTGGAGAAAATCTATCAAGAGAAATTTGGAGGGACGCCATGTATGCAGTAAAACAGGACGGCGCGTTTGCCGGGTATGCGGACAGTATTGTGCCCATCCGACTGCACGGCAACGGTTGTTATGTCCCGTGCAAGGAAGATCAGGCAGAAGGATTTTGCGCTAAGATGGCTGTGACTATTACAGATGAAGAAGGGCCTGACCATCAGGTGCTTTCTGACAGGGTGTTTCATCTCCCCGGTTACACGTTGAAAGGTACGGAGCCGGAGGGCAGCTATGAGGAAATGGGCGCGGCACTACCACTCACAGATGCAGAGAACGCGGCGAAAATTTTACTTGGGGAGGCGGAATAACATGAGCACCTACACCGAGCGGGCGCGGGCGCTGCGCCCCTATATCGTCAAAAGCGCAGCCAGTCTCACCGACGCCGACGCGAGTCTCGCGCCGGAGCTTTTCACCCGCCTGACCGGCTCTGGCAGCCTCGTCAAAGCCGGCACGCGCATCAACTGGGGCGGCACCATCAAGCGCGCCGCCTCCGACCTCTGGGACACGGCCCAGAACACCCCGGACGCCGCCCCGGCCCTCTGGGAAGACATCGCCTACAAGCAGGGCTTCCGCATCATCCCCGAGACCATCACCGCCGGCCTTGCATTCTCAAAAGGCGAAAAAGGCTGGTGGCAGGACGAGCTCTACGAATCCCTGCTCGCCGCCAACGTCTGGAACCCATCCGTTAACCCGGACGGGTGGAAGAAGATCACGGAAGAAGGTACATAGCCATGGACACCAAGGCAATCATCGTCACCCTCGTCTGCGCCGTGCTCGGCAAGGCGGATAGAAGCGTATGAGCACAAGCAACACCGTCGGGCAGAAAATGACCGACGCAGAGCTCGCGAAGCTTGAAAAGCGGATTGCTGCGATATATAGGGAAGCGTATAACGATCTGACGGATACGATCAGGGATTACTTCGGCAAATTTGCAGCGCGTGACGCGGTGGAAAAGGCGCGCATGGAAGCCGGGGAGATCTCGGAGGATCAATACAAGCAATGGCGGCTTGCGCAGATCGGGCGTGGAAGGCGCTTTGAGGCGCTACGGGATAAGGTCGCAGAGCGCATGACAAACGCCAACGTGACCGCCGTTGCTTACGTCAACGATGCAACGCCCGGCATTTACAGTTTGAACCGGAATTTCGCGGCGTACACCATTGAGCAGGTGACCGGCGATGTCGGCTTCGACATTTGGGACGAACAGACCGTGAAGCGCCTGATCTCCGAGCAGCCGGAGCTTATGCCGTACTATCCGGAAAAGCGGGCGCTCAATCGCGGGATAGATCTTGCATACGGGAAAAAGCAGATCACGGCCAGCGTAACCAGTTCCATTTTGCAGGGCCGGAGCATCAAAGGCATGGCGGATGATCTGCAAAGCCGCATTACCACCATGAACCGCGACAGCGCCATCCGGACGGCCCGCACAGCCGTCACCGGCGCACAGAACGCCGGACGTCTGGATTCCTATTATGCTGCCGAGAAAATGGGAATCAAGTGCAGAAAACAATGGATGGCGACGCTCGATGGAAGAACCCGCCACTCCCACGCCATGCTCGACGGAGAAATCGTCGACAACGACAAGAAATTTTCCAACGGTTGCCGATACCCAGGCGACCCAAACGGCCCACCGTCCGAAATCTATAACTGCCGCTGCACGCTGGTATCCGAGATTGAAGGAATCAACGCCTCCGGAGGCAAGCGCCGCGCCAGGAACCAGGCGACCGGACGGAATGAGCTGATTGAGAATATGAGCTATGCTGAATGGGCAGGGTGGAAAAAGAAAAATGGACGTTAAATTTATCGACAACTCCGAAGAAGTGAAGTCTGCTATGCACGACGCGCTGATTCGCGCCCTAGAAAAGATCGGCATGACGGCCGAAAAGTATGCAAAGCGGCTTTGCCCGGTGGACACCGGCAATCTGAGGAACAGTATCACGCACCGCGTAGACCAGGAAGAACCGGCGGTATACGTCGGAAGTGATTCTGAATATGCTGCCTATGTGGAGCTCGGGACTGGCAAGCATTATCCGGGCGGGAGACCTACGCCGTGGGCGTATCAGGACGCGAAGGGGAACTGGCACTGGACGGCTGGAAACAAAGCACAGCCGTACTTGAAGCCCGCAGCAGCGGACCATGCGGCGCAATACCGGCAAATCGTCGAAGATGAGATGAAAAACAGCTAAAGATTGCGTCCCAGAGCCATAAATATACGGTATAAGTGTGGTAACAGCAAAGAAATGACTGTTGCCACATTTTTTGTTCTGTCGCGGCAAAGCACCGCCGACAAGGGAAAGGAAGATAGAACATGGCACTGACGCGCAAGCTCCTGAAGGGAATGGGGCTTAACGAGGAACAGATGGACACTATCATTGAGGCACACACCGATACCGTCGACGGGCTGAAAAGCGACCTTGCACGGTATAAGGCAGACGCCGAAAAGCTCCCCGGAGTACAGGCGGAGCTTGAAAACCTGAAAGCCAAAGGCGACGATGGCTGGAAGGATAAGCACGACAAGGTCAAAAAGGAATTTGACGACTACAAAAGAGAGCAGATGCAGAAGGAAACCAAGAGCGCGAAAGAATCCGCGTATCGGGAACTTTTGAAGTCTGCGGGTATCAGCGAAAAACGAATTGATTCGGTTTTGAAGGTCACCGATCTTTCTACGGTTGAACTGGAAGACGGCAAGATCAAGAACGCCGATGATTTGAAGAAGTCCATCAAGGAAGAGTGGGCAGATTTCGTTGTTACCACGAAACAGAAGGGCGCGGACACCAAAGACCCGCCCGCAAACAACGGCGGCGCTATGAGCCGGGACGACATCTTCAAAATCAGGGACGCGTCTGAACGGCAGGCAGCGATTGCCGCAAATCTCAATTTGTTCGGAAAGGAAGAATAATATGGCAGCAAAGACCAATCTGACGATGACGAGCGACGTTCAGGTAACCGCTCGTGAAATCGATTTTGTAACCCGCTTTGCGCGGAACTGGCAGCACCTGCGCGACATTCTCGGCATTATGCGCCCCATCAAAAAGCAGCCGGGCACCGTCCTGAAATCCAAGACCGCAAGCGTGACGCTCGCGCAGAGCGTCGGCGAGGGCGAAGAGATCCCCTACTCCAAAGCGACGGTCGTTGAGAAGGACTATGCGAACATCAACGTCGAAAAGTACGCGAAGGCGGTCTCTATCGAGGCAATCAAGGAATATGGATATGACGTCGCAGTCGCGCTGACCGATGAAGCTTTCCTGTATGAGCTTCAAACCAACGTCACGAACCGTTTCTACGACTACCTGAACACCGGTCTTCTGACCGTCAGCGAAACCAACTGGCAGCGCGCGCTTGCAATGGCGAAGGGCGCTGTTATCAACAAGTTCAAGCAGATGCACCGCACCGCGACCAACGTTGTTGGCTTCGTGAACGTGATGGATCTGTACGATTACCTCGGCGGCGCCGATATCACCATCCAGACTGAATTCGGCTTCCAGTACATCAAGAACTTCATGGGCTATAGCACCGTGTTCCTGCTGTCTGACGATGAGATCAAACGCGGTCGTGTTATTGCGACTCCGGTCGAGAACATTGTCCTGTACTACATTGACCCAGCTGACAGCGATTTCGCCCGTGCCGGTCTCGACTACAGAACCGACGGAGAAACCAACCTTGTCGGTTTCCATGTGCAGGGCAACTACTCCACTGCGGTCTCCGAGTCCTTTGCGATCATGGGCATGACCCTGTTCGCGGAGTATCAGGACGGCATTGCCGTTGCTGACATTGACGAGACCCCGTCGCTCGGCACGCTGACGGTTACCTCTGCGGCGGGCACAGCGACAGGTGACACGAAGATCACGGTAACACCCGCGAAGGAAGCAAGCGGCAACGTCTACAAGTACAAGGTAGGCGATTCGGCTGAGACTGTCACCTACGGCCAGAACGTCAGGACGTGGCAGACGTGGGACGGCAAGTCCGATGTCACGGCAGCGACGGGCAAGAAGATCACTGTTATTGAGGCTGATGCGACCTATAAAGCGCAGAAGGCCGGAAACGCGACGGTAACGGCGAAGTAAGGAGGCGGCAGCGCAATGCTTACCGAATTGTGCGGGGTTCTGCGGAACTGGTTTGAAACGGATCGGATCAGCGGAACGTACACAGTAGAAAACGGCAGCATTGCGCTGCCGTTCCTGCAAGAAGGGCAATTCTTCCGGATTGTAGGATCCGTTTTTAATGACGGTGTGCACCAATACCCGGATTACGGGATGGCGGATGAGACTTTCAACGGCTCCATCTGGCCGATGGCCGTCCCCTCTTCTGTCCTCGCCCTCGAAGCTGAAATCAGAGCGTGGCAGGAGAAAAACGGCGACGCAGCAGCAAGCCCGTTCACCTCGGAAAGCTTCGGCGGGTATAGCTACTCGAAGGGATCAAGCGGAAGCACGTCCGCGAGCGGGGCCGTGACATGGCAGACAACGTTCAAATCGCGCATGAACCAGTGGAGGAAGATCTGATATGAGCTTACTTGATGATTTTGCCCGCCCGTGCGTGCTGCTCGAAAAAAGCCGCACACCGGATGGAGCGGGCGGATATATCACCACATGGACGGATGGCGCGGAGTTTATGAACTATCAGGCGCTTGACACGTCCATGGAGGCGCGCAGAGCGGAGAAAGAGGGCGTGACAAGCGTTTACTCGGTGCTTGTGCAAAAGGCCGTACCAATCGATTATAACGACTTCTTCCGCGACAAGACGACCGGCGAGACGTACCGCGTCACGTCCGAGCCGAAGGATAAACAGACGCCGAAGTCCGCTAGCTTTGCCCTGAAATACTTCACTGCTGAAAAGAAAGCACTGCCGACATGACAAAAGACAAAGCATTGCACGCGTGGTTCTCACAATTCCTGACGGCCTATCCCGCGTCCAGCGTGCCGGACGACGCCGTTTTCCCGTGGCTGACCTATGAACTGATCACAGGCGCGTGGGACAGCGGAGAAATCGGCCTGACAGTAAATCTGTGGTACTACACCACGCAGGAAGCAGAACCGAACGCGAAAGCGCAGGAAATCTCGGACGCTATCGGCTTGGGCGGCGTGTTTGTGCCGTGTGACGACGGCGCAATCTGGATCAAGCGCGGATCTCCGTGGTGTCAGAACGTCCGGGACGATTCTGATACGAATATCAAGCGGCGGTATTTGAACATCACAGTCGAATACATTACCGCGAACTGAAAGGACTGATTTCATGGCGAAATTTACAAAAATCCCTGCTGATACCTTCAAGCAGCTGCAAATCAATGCCGGTGTGATTCTGAGCGATTTCACACCGGCGACCGGTGCGTTTGAACCAGAAAATCAGCTGGGCGCTACCACCGGAGGCATTACACTCACGGCGACGCCCACATATACCGACTTCGGCGAAGACGTGGACAACTGCCCCAAGAACACCATGGAGCTGAAGCGGCAGGATGATGTAGAAGTGAAGTGCTCCGGTACTTTTGTAACGGTAACCACCACGTCTGCAAAATCTCTGATGGCGGCGGCGGACATCGACGGCACGGACACAACCAAGGTCGTCCCGCGCCGAGACCTGTCCAGTGCTGATTTTTCTGACATTTGGATTGTTGGGGACTACTCCGACAAGAACGGCGCGAATAACGGCGGGTTTATCGCGATCCGCATGATGAATGCGCTTTCTACCGGCGGATTCCAGCTGAAAACCGCCGACAAGGGCAAGGGACAGATGGCGTTTGAATACACCGCGCATTATTCGATCTCAAAGCAGGATGTCGTGCCGTATGAACTGTACATCAAGGCCGGTACGGCAGAAGCCTGATAGGAGGGCAGCATGAAACTTTCGGAATTCAGCACCGACAGGGCGGCGGATATCCTATGCGAGATCAGCGTATACACGCTGAATATCCTGTCCGACGAAGAATTCAGGGGGAGCCTGAAAAAACTGACAGACGACGAAAAACCGCAGACTGTCGGCGAGAGATACGCAATCGGCGTGCAGCGCATCGGCCAGTGGATCCCGCTGATCCTGAAAAAGCATAGAGAAGACGCGTTTAGCATTCTGGCTGTGATAAACAGCGTGACAGTTGACGCGATCCGGGAGCAGAACGTTCTCGTTACAATGCGGCAGATCCGGGAACTGGCCGAGGACAAAGATCTCACTGATTTTTTCAAGTCGTGCGCGTCGGAGGCGAAAGCGTAACGCTTGCGCTGCTGGCGGCTCCAAAGATAAGCGCGGGAGGGCTGATTCGCCTTTTGCCGATTTTGATAAAGCGGCAGAACGAGGAATCAGCCTTTCGCATTTATGCGGCGGAGTGTATGCGCACGATCACGGAAAATACAGCGAAATTCGCGGGCGGAAGCTTTGTGCAGGCAAAGTACACCGACATCATCAGCCCGAAGCCGCAGGATAACCGAACCTGCGAGGAGATCACCGCCGACGTTGTACGCCGGTGCGGATTGAAGGTGAAAAAATCCAAAGATGAATCTGTTTGAACTTTTTGTAAAAATCGGCGCCGATACGTCCGAGGCAGACAAGGGCATCGACGAAACCGGGAAGAAAACATTCGGCCTCGGCGAGAAGATTAAAAACGGCCTTGCTACTGTCGGCAAGGCTGCGGTAGTCGGCGTGACGGCAGCGGCGACGGCAATCGGCACGATCGGCACAAAGGCGGTCCAGGCATACGCAGACTATGAGCAGCTCGTCGGCGGCGTGGAGACGCTTTTTAAGGATAGCCAAGATAAAGTCATGGAGTACGCAAACAACGCGTATAAAACCGCTGGGTTGTCTGCGAATGAGTACATGGAGACGGTGACAAGCTTTTCTGCATCCCTGCTGCAGTCTCTCGATGGGGATACCAGTGCAGCGGCAGAAAAAGCAAATTTGGCGCTGACTGATATGTCCGATAATGCCAACAAAATGGGATCGGACATGACTTTAATCCAAAATGCATATCAGGGCTTCGCAAAAGCAAACTATACGATGCTTGATAACCTCAAGCTCGGCTACGGCGGCACGCAGGCCGAAATGCAGCGCCTCCTTGAAGATGCGGAGAAAATTTCCGGTATCAAATACGATATTTCCAGCTATGCGGATATCGTAGATGCAATCCATGTCGTGCAGACCGAAATGGGCATCACCGGCACGACCGCAAAAGAAGCCGCGTCCACAATTCAAGGCTCGTTCGGTATGGTAAAAGCCGCATGGAAGAACCTCGTGACCGGCCTCGCCGACCCGGATCAGAATCTCGGAACTCTCGTGGGCAACTTCACGGATTCCATTGTCGTTGCGGGCAATAACCTGATCCCGCGCATTCAGGAGCTTTTGCCGCGCATTGTGGAGGCGATTACTACGCTGATGGTAACCGTAAGCACGCAGCTTCCGGGCATACTCGGATCCACCCTTCCCTCGCTTATTGAGGGCGCATCAAATCTGGTTACCGGGCTTATGTCCGCGCTCCCGGAGATCCTTACCGTTCTGGGCGATATCGCGCCGACGGCAATTGGGATTCTCGTTCCGGCCATAGTCGAGCTTCTGCCGGAAATCATTCAAACCGGTATAGATGTTATTATCTCTCTGGTACAAGGCATTACGGAGACGCTTCCGGAATTGATCCCGGCGGCAACAGAAGCAATCATCAAAATCGCTGAAACGCTGACCGACCCTGGCAACCTCGGGAATTTGGTAGATGCGGCACTTGAGATCATCCTCGCTCTGGCGGACGGAATCATTGACGCCGTCCCGAGGCTGCTTGAGGTGGCTCCCAAGATTATCACAAATCTCATCACCGCGCTTACTGAAAACTTCCCCAAAATCATAGAATCCGGTGTAAAGCTTGTCATGTCGCTCGTCGACGGCCTGATTAAATCCATTCCGCAGCTTACTGCGGCTGCGCCAAAGCTTATTATCGGGATTGTACAGGGGATTCTTAACAATCTTCCGCAAATCATCATGTCCGGCCCGCAAATCATTATGGCGCTTATTGAGGGCCTTATTAGCGCAATCCCGGATCTTGTCATGTCGATCCCAACGATAATCAAATCGATTGTAGATACGTTCCTCGGATACGATTGGGGCAGCATCGGAACAAATATCGTTGACGGTATCAAAAACGGATTTCTGCATATGTGGGAGAGCCTAAAGCGGACGGTAAGCGATATGGTCGATGGCCTTGTAAGCGGTGTCAAGAGCATCCTCGGTATTGCGTCCCCGTCTAAAGTCTTCGCCGGAATCGGCGGCTACATGGCAGAAGGACTTGGACAAGGCTTTGACCGCGAAATGACTGACGTTCGGAAGAATATCGAGGATCAAATGACCTTTGGCACAACATCCTTCTCCGTGTCCGGCGCGGCAAAGTCCTCCGTCGGTGTTGTGAACGGTCTGCTGGCCAACAACCAGTCCGGTACGCCGATGCAGATCAACCTTGTGCTCGATGGGCAGACGATAGCAAGAGCAATATTCGATCCGCTGCGGGGCGAGATCGTACAAAGGGGTGTATCGCTTGCGTAGGATTAAAATCACGGACGGAACAAACACGGTCACGCTTCTGCGCGATCTCGTGTTCACGATTCAGCCAAAGGATATCGGCGCAACCGCGACAATGGCGTCCGGAAAGACGGTTATGGATATCATTGGGGTAAAAAATGAATTGATAATCCCAACGGGATGGCTTTCTGTCACGGACCTCAGGATTCTGCGGAGCATGATCAACGCAAAGCACGTCCTGCGTGTGACGTACCCTGATGTTGACGGCGATAAAACACGGGATTTTCTGTTCAGTCAGCCGGAATACAAGGCCATTATTTACGATGAGGACGGGGTTTCCCAATGGTGCGGCGTGACCATCACCGCAACGCAGCAAGGGGTGGACTGATGCAAAAGGTATCAAGTGGATTTACGCCGTTTTCTGCCGTCCGGGATATTGGAATGCTCGTCCGGTTTTACCTCGTCGATCCGTCCGCAAAAAAGAACGGAACGGTTTCAGAATCGGATTCTGCGCCGGGGACCAAAGCAAGCGAGACAATCAGCGAAAACGAAACCATATCCGGGAAGTTTGCCGGGCTGGAGCTGAATCGATGGATGCTGGATGGCACAATTGATATCCCAAATGACGGATTTGAAGGGCAGCAAACAGGTTGGTGGAGCGGGGAAGTTTCGGACGAAAATGCGGAGCTGGACAGTACCCTTACCTTTGAGTTCTCCGCGCCGGTGTCGACCGTTGGCTGGGCACTGCTGTTCGACGATAAAATGCAGCAGTATCCGGCCCAGATCACACTAACCGCATACGGGAGCGATAACGCCGTGATTGCAGCCGCAACAAAAGCGATCACACAGGTTCGGCAGAACATCAGCCTGCCAGCGGCAAATTACACAAGGCTGACGCTTCAGTTCGATAAGACGTACTTGCCGAAAACACGGGCAAGGCTGCGACAGATCGATTTCGGCCTGACGGAAACATATGAAAACGATAGCTTGGCAAATGTGCAGATCGTGGAGGAAGCGTCCGTTTCCTGCGATGCTTTCCCGTCAAGGCAGATATCCTTTACGTTTGATAACGCTGATCACAGATACAACATTCTCAACCCGGACGGCATATTTGCAGTAATCCAGGATGGGCAAAAGCTTCTGGCAAAGTGCATCGTAAACGGAGAAAACGTCGATGTCGGCGAATTTTTCTTCACGTCGGTAACGGCAACAAATTCTGGCGTAACGGCGCAGCTGGTGGGCAATGATATGGCAGCGGCACTTGACCGGGTAACATATGAATCAGGGAGCGCTACCGCGTGCGAACTGCAAGCGGCGGTCGCCGCCGTCTTGGACGGCTATGATATCACGGTAATATATGGAGGCAATGCGGCAGAAAGAACAGTTGTTCCCGCAATTCCCAGAAAAACAACGCGCCGGGAAGCGATCCGGCTGCTGGCGCAGGCGGCCATGTGTTCCGTGTGGTTTGATCGAGCCGGGGATCTGCATATTGCGGAGCTGTCTTCCGGCACTGTGCGCGGGGCCATAACACCGGATGAACTGTATGATTACGACGGCGTGAGCATCGCAGAAGCAGTTGACTGCGTGGAGCTGCACATCAAGAGCGATTACTCGGATAGCGTCGACGAAACGGTAACAGCCGGGAGCGGAAAAAACATCAAGAGCATCAGCAATCCGTGCGTGGCCCCAGAAAACTATCAACGCGTCGCTGCGTGGCTGCTGGCACAGTACAACCGCCGCAAAATCTATAGCGTAAAAAACCGGTGCAACCCGGCGCTCGAAACCGGGGACACGATCAAAATTTCGGACGCATTCGGACAGAATGAGAGCGCGGTGCAAACGGGCCTCGCGCTAACATTTGATGGGGGCCTTTACGCAATCACAAAAGGAGTGGGTGTATGAGCACGATTATCGATACCCTCATCAGCAATCGGACGCAGGCGGACGTGGAGCGGGTGCGGAAGCTGGCGGCGAAGGGCTTTGCCGCCATGACTTCCGACGAGCGGGCGGAATGGCTGACCGGGATGAAGGGCGCGTACAACGCTTCCGATCTGAACCGCGTGGGAACCGCCCTGAACTATCTGGCGGCGCGCCTCAGCTCGATTTGCGGCAGGAGCATTGCATGGACGGCGAAAACCGATTGGGCCGTAACGGACATTATAACGGCCTCACAGGCGGCGGAATACCGGCGGCAGATACAGGACATTCGCGACGCACTTGCGTATCCTGCCGGGACGCCGGACGCGCCGGAGCTGGGCCGCCTGACCTACATCGGCGCAAATGATATCGAGCGCATTCTTGCGCTCTGCGAAGACTTAATCGTCAACGTTGCAAAATCTTTTCGCCACACCGGCGCGGCGGAGTGCGCCGCAGGAGGACTTCTGACATGACAGATCGACAACCCACAAAAATTCTCGCCAACGGCGCGATCCGCTACGGCGTCTATAATGCAGACGGCACGCTCAACCACTACGAATACCTCAAGCGCGAGGACGCGCCCACCGTCGAGGGAACGCCCCTCAACAAGGCAAATCTCCTGTCCGATGCAACCGCCGCGAAGATCTGGCCCGGCTCGAAGAAGCCGGACGACCCAACCGTGAATGACGCGCTCGGCAAGCTTTCGGAGGGTACGGCCAAAGTCGGCGACATCGCTATCACCGCCCGCACCGACCTCTCCGACGCATGGCTCCCGTGCGACGGGCGCACTGTATCGCAGGAACAGTATCCAAGCCTTTGCGCCGTCCTGCGGACGCCGGACAGCCCGGCGATTTGGACGGAAAAGACCGTATCAACAAACGTCGGAGCGGGCGGCGACGCGATCTCCTACGAAAACGGACATTGGTTCCGCACGTACCGGGACGCGACATCTGCGCACATTCTGGTATCGGACAACGGCGAGACGTGGACAGAGTGGCCGATTCCGCAGAACTTCTGGACCGACTCGACCACACTTACTTCTCGAATTGTAGCAGCAAATGCTGTAAAGTACTACAATAATCAATATGTATGTAGCGTGTTAGTACTGTGCGCTACAACATCAGGCACAAAATACAGGTGGGGTGTTCTATTTGCAAGAGAGGTATTTAACGCATTTCAAATCGATTCCCCAGGGGTCTTCAACTGGTATGATTCAGATCAGGTAAAAGACTTTACAGGTACGCGTGCAGACATATATTGGGATGGCCGCTACTTCTTTATAGTAGGTACGGAGGACGTTCCCTACGCATCCATCGCCCTATTTCGATATACAGATCAGCTTACAGCTAAAACCAGACCAGCAACTAGCTCGGAAACATCGTGGACTGCTGGATCGCAACTCCCTGGGCGTGCTCTGCAGAAGATTCTCGTTCTGGCAGCAGGCGATGGCATTTTTGTCGTAACTATACATCCTTCCGACTCTAATGTCGACAACTCATACGAGTGGCTTTCATACTTCCAAGGTGTTACAGCATCACGACTTGACAAAGACCTGAACACACTTAAACCATCAGATTCTATTGAGTATGAAGCCTTTTTTGAGGTGAATAACGATGTATACCTATACTACACATTCAACAGGTCTGAATATTATCGCCGCAAAATAACGGTTGGAAGCACACTGGACGTATCGACGTCTAGGATAACTGAAGGCGATAGAATACAGTATGCGATAAGCTGCAGCGATCAGGTTGTAGGGGTGTACGATTCGACGGTTAAAGTAGCAGAAAATATAGAGCAAGGATGGGATTTTTCGGCTTCACTTCCTAAAGCCATTGGTAACTATCCTGTTGCAGCAGGCACCATCGTAAGACTGCCATACAAGTCTCAGGGCACGATTGTACAGGATGGTGTCCACGATTTTGCGTACGACAACAAGAAAATACCTGTCATTACACCCGATAGTCGCAGCAAAGCCTATATCAAGGCGCTGGAGGAATAGCCATGCGGGATAGAAACGGCACAAACGATCTCGCAAACGGCGCTGTCCGGTATGGGGTGTATGACGCGGCGGGAAGCCTTCTGCGGTATGAATGGCTTCGCCCGGAGGACGAGCCGCTGGAGGCCGGGACGCCGCTCACGGCCGGGAACCTGCTGACGGCACAGAGCGCTGCAAAGATCTGGCGAGCGGGCGACGCACCGGCGAACCCGATGGTAAATGAGGCATTCGGGAAGCTGTCGGAGCCGAATTATCACGTCGGTGACATCCTCACGACCGTCCGCGTCCTCTCCGCCCCGTGGCACGCGTGCGATGGCTCAACATTCGACCAGACTGCATACCCGGCCCTCTACGCAGCCCTCGGCGGCGCGACGCTGCCGACGATCAGCTATTCCAGTGATACCACAACCTACATCAAAATGGCGGACGATTAGCCCGGCAAATAAAAGAGAAAGGTACAGAAAAATGGACACCAAAACCATCATCGTCACCCTCGTCTGCGCCGTGCTCGGCTCGTCCGCGCTGACGGCGGTCGTCAATGCCGTCGTCAGCGCGATACAGAAAAAGCGCGGCAAGGCCACAACGCAGGAGGCGCACCTTGCAGAGATCGACAAAAAGCTCGGGAAAATGCAGGAGCATCAGGACGAGCAGTATCTGGCGATCCTCCGGCTGACCATCATGTCAGAGGAAATGCCAATGGCTGAGCGGCTGATTGCCGGGCAGAAATACGTAAAGCTGGGCGGGAACGGCGATGTAAAAAAGTTTTTGCACCAGCTGGAGGCGCAATGCGGGCATAGCAGTGCGCAATAAATTGGGAGGCAGATATGCGGGTAAAAGGCAAGTGGAGCAAGGGCGAAATGGCGCGAACCATTGTGTTGTATCTGCTCCAGCTCATCACGACGGTAATTGTCTGGGCCTGCGCTCTGAAAACCGTCGCCGTCCTAATTGCAGTCATCCGCAGCCCGGAGCTCGGCGCGTCGGTAGACCTGTCCGACGTGCTCGGATTTACAGGTTGGGCAACCATCACAGAGCTTGGCCTGCTTGCTTTCAAGCGGGTTTTTGCAAAAAAGAATGATCCGGTAGAATAACGAAAGGGGTACACAATATGTATAAGCGAGTGAATTTTGAACCGATGGATAAACACCTGTCGGAAAGCATTCGGGGGAAGCTTGAAGAAGCGGAAGCGCTCATCATGCAGCTCCCGGCGGGAAGGAATAGAAGTATCGCCCTGACAAAGTTGGAAGATACAATGCTTCGTGCGAACCTCGCAATCTCTGACGCGGTTGCGACGAGAAGCGAAAGCGAAACAAAGGACTGAAAGGAGCATACATATGGAAAACATCAAGAAGCGGCTCGGCAATCTGCTGAGCGTCAAATCTATCGTCACACTGGTGCTGACGGCGGTATTTGCGTACATGGCAGTCGCCGGGAAAATCTCGCAGGACTTTATGATGGTGTATACCGTCGTGATCGCGTTTTACTTTGGCACACAGAGCCAGAAAGCGCAGGACGCGATTGACAACGCCACGAAGGAGGATGCGCAGAAATGAGCATCAAGATCGGGCAGGCCAGTCTCGGCGAGACGGGCGGCCGCAATCAGCAGCCCGGCAATCAGACCGGGCGGGAGCTGAATATCTCCAACTGGTACAATGGCCGCTGGCTCGGCGTCCTGCGCTACAAGAGCCGCAAAAAGGCCGAGCGGGCCGCGCAGACGTGCGAGGCGGCCATTAAGAACCGGAACATCGGCTACGACATGGACAACAGGAACACGGCGTATGAGGCCGCCAGAGCCGTCGGGTGGGACGTGAGCAGGATCGCAAAGCCCGTGGAGACGGACTGCTCCGCGCTCATGATGCTCTGCGCCGTGGCTGCAGGCTGCGCGTCGGTCGAAGCGCTCTACCGTCGGCAGGGCAACAGCTGCACCACCTACTGTATGCTGCACGATTGGCCAGCAACGGGAGATTTTGTGCTGCTGACCGGCAGCAAGTATCTGACGACGGACGCGAATCTCCTGCGCGGGGACGTACTGGTAAGCGAGGGCCATACCGTGATGGCCCTCGAAGATGGAAAAAATGCAGAGGAGGAAACCGAAATGGTAGAAAAGAGCAAGATCATCGTCGACGGAAAGGAAGTCGCCGTTGAGCGTATCCTGAAAAACGGTACGAACTACGTAAAGGTGCGCGATATCGCCGCCGCGCTGGATCTCGAAGTCGGCAATAAAGGAAATATTGCCGTGCTGAAGCACAAGGAAAAGTAAGGAGGCGGGGCGTATGTCGCCGCAGGCGCGGGCCAAGCTGCCGCCAGAGCTGGGCAGGCTGACCAGAAAGGATATGGAGGCCGTAATCTATCAGGCCAATCTTGGCCGGGAAAATGAGAAGATCGCGCAGCTCTATTTTGTGGATAAGCTTCCCCAGGTAGACGTTGCGACGGAGCTGTTCCTGGGCCGCGCCACGGTCCAGCGCCGCCTGCCGGAGATCATGCGGGAGATGCAGCGGACATCCAGCAAACTGTATAACTGAGATAAGCGCCGAGAAATCGGCGCTTATTTTTAAGAAAATTTTCATTTTCCTCTTGACTTTTGCGCCCATTGGGCGTATAATAAGGCCATAAGATAAAACAAGGCGAAAGCCGGAAAGAGGTACACCATGGAAACCAAGATCATCAACAACCGTTACGAACTCATTGCTTGCACCGCCATTGCCACCGAGGCTGGCGACACGGAAGAACAGTCCGCGATCCTCTGCCGCGATATGGACGCCTGCCTGGGCGACGCATTTTGCGTGTATTTCGATTATTCGCTGGACTACTTTGAATCTCCGGAAGATCTCTGCAATGCCGAATACCCGGAGTTCGACGACGACACGCTTGCTACTGTCCGCATCGACGGCCAGCCCATTAACGCTTATTTTTGGGGCGAGCTTGCGCCGCAGTTCGCCGAGATCGTCGACAGCTTGGATGATGATGCAGAGTGAACGGGAGAGTGCGATTGACTGGCTATCAGCAAGCGATCCTCATGCTGCTCGGCGTTGATACCTGCGGCAGGTTCCTTGTGCGCTGTGTTGATCGGTGGTACATCGACGCGGTTGCCGAGCTTTTCCCAACCGCGCCATACCTCCAGCACCGCGCAGACGGAAAGAAAGACTTTTGGGTTGTGAAATCCGCGAAGGTGCATCTTCTCCCGTCCCTCGCCGACGTGACGGATTGGCAGGGATTTTGCCGCGGTGTGGTGGAGCTGCAAGCTTGCCTTGATCTCTGGCCGCACAAGGTACGTGGCAAGCCCATCAGGACACCACGGCTGCGGGTTTACGGGCAGCCTGAGCTTTTAACGCAAATATCCTCGCATTTTCCGGCAGGGCCGAAAAAACTGCAATTTCGGCGCACGCAGACCGGTGAAACGTGCGTCCTGTACTATCAAAGCCCGGCAGAAGTTGCTGATATTCTCGATTCGCTGCACGGCGAACCTTGCAACCGCGAACTCTGGGCGCGTTGGGACGCGCTCATGCAGCAAAATTCATCAGTATAGGAGGATCGAAAAATGAAACTCACACCCTTTATCCGCTCCGCCCTCTACGCCGAAACCGGCGCATACACCGACCGCGACGCCTATATCTCCGATCTGGCGCTGTCCAGCATCTGGGGCGATTCCGAAGACGCCGAGGTTCCGGCGGAGCGGCTGGCGCTGCTCGGCGGGATCTGGGACGGCACGCACTGCACGATCCCGGAGCTAATCGAGAAATACGGACTGACGCAGACCGGCTTTGCGCAGTATTTCAACGTTCCGCTGCGTACCGTGCAGCACTGGTGCCTCGGCGACCGCGCCTGCCCGCCGTATGTGATCGCGATGGCGGCGGAGATTCTGGCTGTAAACGAACGATAACAAAAACTAAGCCCGTGGAATAACCGCGGGCTTAAATTTTGAACCAAATTGATACACAACTGAGGCACAAGAAGCAGCAAAAAGGCCCATACTGAACACATCAAAGGAGTGTTCGGTATGGGCTTTTCTTATTTTAATCCAAACCCCGCCGGGCTGAAAGTCGGGGACTGCACTGTCCGAGCAATTGCAAAGGGGACCGGGAAGAGCTGGGATGAGGTGTATATCGGCCTGTGCCTGCAAGGGCTGATCATGGGCGATCTGCCGAGCGCAAACAGCGTATGGAGCGCTTACCTCCGGCAGCAGGGCTTTACCCGGAACGTAATCCCGAACACGTGCCCGGACTGTTATACCGTCGCGGATTTCTGCGCAGATCATCCGCGCGGCGTGTATGTGCTGGCCTTATCAAGTCATGTGGTCTGCGCGGAGGACGGAAGCTATTTTGATACGTGGGACAGCGGCAACGAGATCCCGCTGTTTTACTGGGCAAAGGAGGAAGCATGATGTTTGGACAACAGCCGTATGTGTATCAGCAGCCGATTTACAATCAGCCGCCCATGCCGCCGATGCAGGAGCCGCAAATGCAGATGCGTCCGCAGTATCAGCCTGCGCCGCAGATGCCAGCTTATCAGCCGCAGCCCCAGCAGCCGCAGAATCAGTCGATCATCTGGATCCCGAACGAACAGGCCGCAAACGACTTTATTGTTGCACCCAACAATGCCGTAACGCTATGGGACATGAACGCGCCTGTTGTATACGTCAAAAAAGCCGATGCAAGCGGAAAGCCGACCATGACTATCTATGATCTTGTAGAGCGCGCACAGGCCGTTATAACGCCAACAGCGGCGCGAAAAGGCATGATGGAGGAATACGTGACGCGCAAGGAGTTCGACGAGCTTGTGGCGAAGCTGGCCGCTCCAAGCGTCAGACCGGCGAGAAAGACAAAGGAGGCTGAAAGCGATGGCTAACCCCCTGTTTCAGGCCCTCGGCGGCGGGCAGATGCCCGGCCAGATGGGGCAGTTCCAAAACATGATACAGCAGTTCCGGCAATTCCAGAACAGCTTTCAGGGGGATCCAAAAGCAGAGGTCGAAAAGCTGGTACGAAGCGGGAAAATCTCGCAGCAGCAGTTGAATCAGCTGCAGCAGGTGGCGGGGCAATTCCGGCAACTGCTGCAATAGTTCGGGAATTCCGAACAGTTGAACGATCAAAATCGTGGCCACGATTGAGATAAATCTTTTGAATCTACGAAAGGAATGAAAAATATGAGTTTGAATGACGGCGCCCCGACCATGACAATGCCCGTCGCGCCTACCGGTATGACAGGCGGCGGCTGGGGCGGCTTCGGCGGCGATAATGGCTGGTGGTTCATCATCCTGTTCCTTGCCATTTTCTGCGGCTGGGGCGGCAATGGAAACGGCTTCGGCAACAACGGCAGAAATTCCGGCGGCGTTGTAGACGGCTATGTGCTGGCCTCTGACTTCTCCAACATCGAGCGCAAGATCGACAGTGTAAATCAGGGACTTTGCGACGGATTTTACCAGCAGGCGCAGCTTGTCAACGGCGCCAACATGGCGATGGCAAACGGCTTTGCTCAGGCCGAGCTTTCCCGCTGCAACCAGCAGGCCGCGCTCATGCAGCAGCTTAACGCGATGCAGATGCAGGCGCAGGAGTGCTGCTGCGAAAACCGCGCTGCAATCGCCCAGGTGCGCTATGACATGGCGACGCAGGCGTGCGACACCCGCAACACCGTGCAGAACACCACCCGCGACATCATCGACGCCATGAACTGCGGCTTCCGCAGCATCGACCAGCGTCTGACGGCGCAGGAGCTTGCGGCGAAGGACGCGAAGATTGCCGAGCAGAACCAGCAGCTTTTCGGCTACCAGCTGGCGGCGTCGCAGGCGGCACAGAACAATTACCTTGTTTCCACGCTTCGCCCGAGTCCCAGCCCGGCCTATGTTGTAGCGAATCCGTACTGCTGCAACAGCGGCTACAACTACGGCTGCGGCAACTGCGCGTAACAACTCCATATCGTAGAGCTTTTTCGTGGCCTCACGAAAATGGTCGGCCCCATTGCCGATACTCGAAAGCAACGCGGCGGGGCAATCGTCCCGCCGCTGTATTTTTATGAAAGGAATGATTTTATGGCTGAATTTACATCATCCGGGATTCAAACTGTCGCCGCTGGGCAGAACGTCCCGCTGATCTCCACGGCGGCTTGCGGAAAGCCGTGCATCGTACATCGCGAAGGAAGCGGGCTCGTTACGCTGCGCGGGCTTACGCAGCAATGCAAGGCGAAGTTCCGCGTATCCTTTGGCGCGAATATCGCTATCCCTACAGGCGGAACAGTAGGCGCCATTACCGCTGCGCTCGCAATCAACGGCGAACCTCTGAGCAGCGCCACAGCGGCCGTAACCCCTGCGGCTGTTGAGAACTATTTCAACATCTTCGTTTCCACATTCGTGGAAGTCCCGCGCGGCTGCTGCCTGACTGTAGCGGCGAAGAACACCAGCTCGCAGGCGATCAGTTTCGCAAATAGCAATATGATCGTCGAGCGCGTATCGTGAAAGGAGGATGCAATATGTACGATTTGAGAAACCTGCGTGAAATGCTCTGCAAAGAGCTTGACGAAATCGCCGACAAGCGCGAAATGTCTGCGGGCGATCTGGACGCGATCCAGAAGCTGACGAGCTCCATCAAGAATACATACAAGATCGAGATGGCTGAAGACGGCGGCTATTCCCGCGATGGCGAGTGGGAGGCGGATATGCGCGGTACATATGGACGGGGCAGCTCTTACCGTGGCCGCCGCCGCGACGCAATGGGCCGCTACAGCCGCACAGACGCCCGCGATCATATGCGCGCGCAGCTGGAGGATATGATGCGCGACGCGGACGATGATAAAACGCGCGAGGCTATCCGGCGCTGCATGGAGCAGATCGACCGGGCATAGGAGGTGGACGTATGCTGGATAAAGCCGAAATTCGAGCGGCAATTGCAAAACTGGAATTCGATGAATCCAGCTATTCCAACTATGCCAAACTGGCGAGTTTGTATGTGATACGCGATAAGATGCAGGAAGAGGAACGGGGCGACGGCGGTAGGTATGTGGGTTACTACTCCGGCGTTCCCGCCCCTATGGCCGCAGAACCGGCTACCGTGGGCGAGTACGGGGATAGTGAGTTTTTGCTTGCGGTAGCTGGGAAAGACCCGGCAAAGGCTTGGGCGGTCGTTGATGAACTTATGGACACATTATCGCTTGTGAACCGAAGAGTCTATGATTCTATGCTTCGAAAAATAAAGTCCATGTAGCAAAAAATAGGGGAGTCCCCTCGCACTGCGCTGAATTTGTAGCATACAATGTAGCATACGGGAAATAATTTTATGTTACAGAGCGTGCCATAACGTGATTTTTTGCTTTTTGAAAATACGCAGAAAATAGGGCGAAAGCATAAAAAGTACCGATTTTAGCTTTAAAACCAGCTAAAATCGGTACTTTGGCGCGGAAGGAGAGATTCGAACTCTCGCGCGCTTTTTAGACGCCTACTCCCTTAGCAGGGGAGAAAAAACCATTGAAAACACTGGGGAAATTGGCATTTGTAACATATTTTGTAGCATACAGAATTCACTCTGGCGAGTCGTTTTGCAACTGATTTACGGCATCGACCATGCCTTTCATGTCCGGGTGTACGTACCGTTGGGTAGTCGTTATCTTCGTGTGGCGCATGATTTCCTTGATCGTAAACGGGTCGATGTTTTTCATCGCGAGGGCTGTAGCGGTTGTATGGCGGCATGAGTAAGGTGGTAGCTTTTGCACTCCGGCGAGCTCCAAACACTCATAATATCTCTTGTAGAAATTATCTTTGTTTATGCAGCAGATATTTCCGACGCGCGATTTGCTTTCTTCGCATAGTTCATGCAGCACCGGCGCAACGAAATCCGGGAAGACCATAGGCGTTTCCTTCCGCTTCTTTGTCTTTATGCCGCCTCGGACGATCTCATTCTTTTCAAAGTCAATCATATCTTTCTTGAGCTTCAGAAGCTCACCGGGCATCATGCCGGTATAAATCATCGTTAAAATAAACCCAACGAAGTGGTCTTTTGCATACGCTTCCCATAGCTTTTTTACGTCGGCGTCGGTAAACGGTTCCGGCGATTTCTCTTCCAATTCCGGAAGCTTTATGTACTTTGCAAGATTCACGGTTGTCTGCTTTTCTGCGATTGCGAGGTTATAACAGTGGGAAAGGACGGTTTTCATATCTTTCCGTGTGTAATAGGTGCTGGCGTTGCGGTCGATAACATCCTGTATCTGCGCGATGGTAAGCGCGTCTATCTCACGGTCGGCGATTTCTCTCATGCGCTCGAAAGCCTTTTCCGCCGCTCCCTGACGATCAGCCGATAAGGACAGATAATCCCCACGCAGATATGTTTTGTAGTATTCTCTGAGAGTGGGGATTCGCTGCTCTTCCTTCGGAGGGTTTGCTGCATATTGGAGGGCGGCGCGCTTTGATGTAAACCCGCCTTTTGTTCGCATCTTTTGCCGAAGCTTGTCGTTCTCGTCTAGGTAAGTTCTTTCTGTCCAACGCGCCGTCCACGTCTTCCCTCGCTGGTAAGCGCTTCCCTGCCCGTTCCCGCGTGTCCTGTTTCGCCGCGCTTCCTGTTTTTTTCCGCACCAGCAACAGTAGGGCGCGCCGTCTGGGATTTCTTTTTTACACTTGATGCACTCCATGTTTCCCTCCACGTTCTTTTCGAATCGCGTAGAAAGTAATTGCCGAAGCCAGAACTGAACCTACGATCAGGGCGATACACGCCCATGCGGTTACGGACAAATCTCCATCGCGAATGAGGCCTGCGTTCCGAATCTGCGCATCCGTTACAAGGCAGGCAATCAGGGTAAAGGAGAGCAGCAAGCAAAATAGGGCGAGAACGTAACACATTGTATGTGTAGACCTTATCTGCGCGCTCTGTAGGGCTGTTGCTGCCTCCAGCTTGGCGTTTTCAAGCTCGACGTGATGGATCTGCTTGGTCAGCTTTTCCGGGCTTCCGACGCGATTTTCAAGGCCGAACAGCTCGTCGAGCGACAACCCGAGCGTTTTGCATAGCGCAGCCGAGTTGTAAAGCCGTGGATCCGCTTGTGTTCCAGCGTATAATCGGCTCACGGCAGAGAAGGAAACGCCGGACTCGTTCGACAGCTCCTCCAACGTCATCCCGCTTGCATCTTTTGCCCTTCTGATCTTCCCCTGATACGCGCCGATAAACGGAGCGAGATCCTGTATTGCGGACATGATTACGCCTCCATTCGTAAGTTTCAGTTTTATTTCTTACATTTTCCATATAAAAATGCAAAACATGTGACAAGAACGCAGGATTCGCCCTTTTCTTACAAACATTATCTGGTACAATGAAAACGTAGCAGATAGTTTTTGAATCCGGCATCTGCTGAAATGGCCCCACCGTATGTTCCAGATACGATGGGGCCGGTCAAACCAAATATTATATCAAATCATCAGTCCCATAAACTGTACACCATCGGATTCCTGATTCCCAAAAATAACGCGGTCTGTTTGTTTATAATACCATGTTGATTTTTAGAACAACCGTTCTATAATAAATGACAGGAGGAAAAAATATGGAGTGCATCAACATCCGGGTAAACAACGGGAAAGTGGACGTGACAGTAGACGGTGCGAAGCTGACAGACGTGCATAGCGTCAGCGTGGACTACATCAAGGGCATTCCGCTCCTGTTTGCCTGCGTCGCGGACGTAGGCCGGGAGCAGGACGAGCGGCGGGAGCCGAGGATCCTGCACTAGTCATAGTACTCCCGGTTTTGTAATGTACTATAATTTTATCACCAGAGTTTTACAGGCTCAAGGTCAAAACTGCACAAAAAGAAACGATAGAATTTGGAAGTTAAGAAAAGGAGGGCGCAAAATGCTTTGTATTCAGGATGATCTGTGCTATAATAAGGGTGAAGAAATTGCGCCCGCTGATATTGGCTTTCAGTATTTAATGGAACTTACATCAGAGGAAAAACGAGAACTAATTAGAATATGGAAGGAGCGAAACAATGTTTCTGAGCAAGGAAAAGTACGATAATATTATGCTGCAGTTGTGCAGAATCAGGACTGAAATTTCTACAAAAGATGAGTGCGGAGAAGCGTGCCGGATGTGCGAACACGCGATCGGCGCGGCCAGCCCAGGCGGCGACATCGTGCTTGTCTGTGAAAAAAAGCTTAAAGCAGTTTGCAGCGACTTTAGCCCTCGGATCCTGACAGACATTTGTTCAGGAAATTCCAGAAATGTTCAGACGTAAGCATCCCGAGCAGGAATGAGATTACTGCAATCACTAGGTCATGGATTCGACTAGCCTTTGTGGACTTCTTCCGCTGATCAATATACGCCAAGTAGTCCTTCCCGCGTTCTTCTATTTCAATTGCGCAGGACGCGCCAAACGATAACACAGGGACACCATCTTTGCTGGGGATTGGGTGCAGATTTGCAAGTCCAAAATGTTTCAGCCTATTTGCGGTCTGGAAAATATCATCCGTCGCAAATATTCTGCTATCTGCCAACGCTTTAAGCATTTTTCTTTCATCTTTGTTCAACTCGATTTCCGAAAACGGAAGGTTGCTTGCATCATCCATTCTGCTTTCTCCGGTTCTTTAGCATACGCGCCATTTCGAGCAAATCACGTCGCTCATTTTCATCCGCAGAACTCCAAATTTCACGGAGTTCTGCGGTTTCGCTATCTTCGGCCCCATCCTTCGGGATGGGGTCTTTTTTTATGCCCTTTTCGCGTTCCTGCTCCAGCATCCCGCGCACAAGCTCAATGTCGGCCTGCTCCGTCAGAATCTCCTCCGGCGTGGTTTGCAGCATGACGCACATACGGACAGCTTCTTCGGGGGAGGGAAAGTTCTTCGCACGCTTCCATTCCGTAATCCACCCGCGAGATTTTTTCATAACTGTTTCGGAAAAGTATGCTTTGCTCCATCCTTTCCCCTCTACGAGAGAATTTACTTCTTCAATATTTGGCGTGACAACAAGACGTTTAGACATTTTGCTACCCCTTATATTCGATTAGATATGTACGCCCATGCTTAGTGCGCGTTATTGTCCCGTCTTTAGCCATGAAGTACAAAATTGTTGATATGTCGTTTTGAACGACAGGATCAAAGCGTTTATACAAATCCGTTTGAAGAATAGAATGGCTTTCCGAAAGAACGCTCTCAATTTTTGACTTTAAATTGTTGGTTTGTGAAATATATAAAGATTCTTTTGCGGATAATTGGTCTTTGTTTTTAAGCAACTCTTTTAACTCGCATTCAAAGCGATCAACATAACAAAAATCTGCATCTTTTGAATTGTGAGCGTGTTCCCACATCTCAGAAAAATAAGTTTGGTATTCTGGGCCAAGAGAATAGCATTTCGATTTAAGACTGTAAAATGCATCAATAAGCTTTTGCAATGTTTCAATTCTCTCGTTCAGTAGAAGCTTTGCATTCAACGAAACGGCGCAATTTGCCATATAACTTTCTATTGGACGGATTTCTTTTTCAATCATCATGTATTGCTCTAACATATCCGATTGGCTTTTGCTGGGGCTGTTTATGGTGGGGCGCTTGTCTTTGGATGAAGCTTGGCGCATGACGCTTTTTTGCTTTTTTAGAAACCACATAAAAACCTCACAAAAAAAGTCAATCCAATTTGTACAACATTTCATCGTAAGTATTGTTGACATACGACATAACGTTGTATATAATATGCTTACAGAGCTTAATCAAGGCAACAAAAAACCAAGCCCCATCCGAATCTTCGTTTTGCGGGCGTATGGACAATATTTTGTTGGCTGACACTTACATAATAACGGCTATACATGGCTTTGTCAAGATAAAGCTCTTAATTTGGCTGCGGCGTAAAGAAAAGCCGCCCGTGGTTCGTTCACGAGCGGGTTTCCCCAGAGTTGTTTACCAGAACGCGCTGCACAGGATGGTCGTCTGCATTACTTCGCATCCGTCCGAATTGGTAGAGTTCTTTCCACCGGCTCGGCAATGCCATCCTGACACAAAACGAACTTGCGCTTCTATGGACGCGCCGCTCACTTTGGCAGTTCTGGCGCTGCCCCTTGCCCTAACGCATCACGCCGTTTCTTTGGTCTGGAACTGGCAAGTTCAAAAGTTTGGTCATGAAAACCACCTCCCAAATTTACCTAAAAGGGCTAAGGACAGTATAGCACGTCTGGGGCGCTGCGGTCAACAAAACTTAATTAAGGAATGGAGGAATGAGCGCTTGACATTGAAAGAGCTTCGGGCGCGGGCTGGGCTTCTGCAAAAAGATGTTGCAAGGCGAGCTGATGTCTCGATCATCGCCGTCTCGAATTGGGAGCTCGGTAAAAACGGAATCGCCCGGAAGTACAAGAAAAAGCTCGTCCGTCTCTACGGCTGCACGCCGCAGGAGCTGGACGAGGCAATTGAGGGAAGCAGAAAGGAGGAAAAATGACGCTGGACGATATCCGGGCAATGTCAAAGCCCACAATCCTCGCAAGCGAGGCGGCGCAGGTGCTCGGCTGTAACCCGCAATGGCTTCGCTTGATGGCGAGGGAACAGCCTGAAAAGCTGGGCTTCCCGGTCTGCTGCACAAGCAAGCACAGAGTAAAGATCCCGAGAGAGCCGTTTTTGCGGTTTCTCGGAGCATGAGGAGGAACAAATGAAAGTCAGATTAACATTTTTGGAGCCGGTTCTTGGCACATGGCCGAGCAGCGAGAACATTGCGCGGGACTATATCGCAAGCAAGGCCCCGGACGCAAGCACGATCGAGGATGAGATCGCAGCGCTCGGCGCGGACGCTGTCGCCGAAAAGGGCAAAACCGTTTTCCCACGAACCAACGGACAGCCGATTCTGTACGATTATCAGATCAAAGGCTTTTTCAAAGACGCCTGCGGTATGCTGGCACGCGTGAAATCCAAGAAATCCAGCGCGCTGAAAGCCTATAAGAAGATCATCGACGGCCTGATCTTTGTAGAGCCGCGCATGATTCCCATTGAGGTAAACGGAGAAATCGGCGAATGCCAGCGTCCGCTTCGCGCGCAGACCGCACAGGGCGAGCGTGTCAGCCTTGCGAACTCCGAGGAAATCCCGGCGGGCAGTTCCATCGAGCTTGATATCGTGATGCTCGACGAAAAGGCACACAAGGAAGCAGTGCTGGAATGGCTGGAGTATGGCCGCCTGCGCGGCATCGGCCAGTGGCGGAGGAACTCCGGCAAGGGCAGATTTACCTACGAGGTTCTGGAGGATTAAGTGCAAGGGCTTGGTTTTGCGTTGAGTGCTGAGCGCAGCAATGGAATTGCACCGTACCGATTGGCGTAGATGGGCAACGGCAAAGCGAGGCGTAGATGGGCAAAGGCAATGCCGCGATTCGCAGGGTGTCTCAATGCAATGCAACGGCGTAGCGAAGCGGAGAATAGCGGCGCAACGGCAATGAACTGCAAGGCAATGGCAAGGAATGAATAGCCCAGCAACGCAGGGGCATAGCAAAGCAAGGGAGCGCTACACAATGACAGGCAAGGGCATGGCAAATCATCGAAGGCTACGCGCAGCTACGGCGCAGCAACGAATGCAAAGCAGGGGAAAGGCCACGCAGGGCAACGCCAAGCAGCGGCAACGAATTGCGAAGCAACGAACAGAAATCGAAAAAAGGAGAGGATAGCATGAGAACAAACCTTGCCGTGGAAACGACCGAGGAGCGCCGGGAACGGCTGCGGGAGGAATTGGAGGCCCGCAGGGCGGCGCGGCGGATCGTCAAAGGGATGTGCCTTTGGGTAAGCGGCGCGGCGATGATCTTGGCCGCAATGGCAGGGACAGCCGCAATGACGTATGAATGCGTTGTGACTGGCTTCGTCGCGCTCGTAGCGCTGCTGTACGGGCTGGCATAAAGAAATGACCCCTGCCGCGCGGCAACGCGACAGAGGCCGAAAGGAAAACGATTGTCGCCCTCATTATAGGGCAGAAAGGAACATATGTCAAGTTTAACGGATTCCCGCGTCCGGCATGGTGCGAAAGCCTGCGTCGACGCGGTACATCGGGCCGACTACCCGAAGTTCAACAAATGCCTGCTTTCTCAGTGCGAAGCGCCGGAGAAATACGGCGTGCAGCTTGTTCCGGAGGCAGCTGCGGCGATCAAGGCGCTGGACGCGCCGAAGAACCGCAGCGATAAGCGCCGGAAGGTGAACCGGTATTATTTCCGGCTGACGGACGAGCAGGCTAAGAAGTTGGACAGGCTTCTGAAAAAGCTGGGCTATTCCACGGTGCAGAGCTTCTGTGAAGCGCTGATCCGCCAGGAGGTGAGCCGGAATGGCGTATGACGGCGAAAACCTGTACTTGAGCATTCCGGAGCCGGAACCGAAGATCGTCGGCCAGTGCGCGTACTGCCGGGAAGACATCTATGAAGGAACTGAGTGCTTCTGCTGCAACGGAGTGCTGGTACATACGGAGTGCTTCGGGGACTATGTGCAGGATGAGTATAGCGAATCGGAACTGGCCGGGGCGCTGGGATTTGAACAGAAGACAGCATGAATGAAGGAGGAAACATTATGGAAAACGCAAAAGGCTTTAAGGCATTCGACCCCGGTTTGATCTGCCGAGGCAAGCAGTATGCCGAGAACACGGACTACGAAGAGGCAGGTGGCGCGATCTGCGGCGAAGGAATGATGCACTACTGCGTCAACCCTTTTGATACCCTTAACTTCTACGATCTCGTAGATAAAAACGGGACGTTTTCAGATTTTGCAGAGGTCGAGGCGCTTGATCCGCCGGTTGTAGGAAGTGGCGGGAAATTCGCAACAAAGAAACTGCATATCGGCGCGAAGCTGAACTTCGCCGGATTTGTAAAAGCGTGTATCGATTACACAAAGGAACAGACAATTAACAATATGCCGAAAAGTTACATCACCACAGGCAACTACGCCCAGATCGGCAGTTCGGGCTACTCCGCCCAGATCGGCAGTTCGGGCGACTCCGCCCAGATCGGCAGTTCGGGCGACCCCG